ATGCAAGGGGGGTGGGTATTTTGCGACCCCCTCCCCCCCTCATCGATTTGAGTTCCCCAAGTCCTGAAACGAATTCAAATTCGATTTCTTTATTCAGGATCAGGAAACTCTTTTGTAACTTTCACAAACACACCAAGAACGTTCTCTTTCACGATCTCATCGATCGCTTGTTCCATGGAAAGATTGTAGTCGTAATCAGAAACTTCTTCTGACACAATGACAATCCTTGCAAGCATTCCTGATGTGTTGTAGCCAGCACGCATGTCCCATTGAAGCCAGGCGTCCCACTCATCAAAGGGAGAGTGGGGGTTGTCAATAGTAGAAAGCATGGACACCTTCATCCTATTCCTCCTCACTCTTACGTTCTGGATGGATAGCTCTGTCCAAGGTAGAGGTAGACACACCTAGTGCATCAGCAATCTCAGACTGGGGGTAGCCAAGACTGATCATGTACTGGGCCCTTTGCAACTTGGCGGGGGTCATAGTCACAACATCACGGGGGATAGCGTGTTGTCTGACCACATCCATGTCTGCTTTGTCCAAGATCTGGGAGAGCTTTGTGTTACTGATGGCCCCTGCTTGAATTGCATCCCACTCCCGGTCTGTCAGAACAATGTCCGCCTTGTCAGCTTGGGTTCTACGGCGGGCCTCTGCCAAAGACTGGAACTTGATCTTTCTCTTTGTATCATCATCCATGTTAGGATTAGCATCAAGCTTCTGCCTATAGATGTGGTTGGAGAGAACGATGGCCTGTCTTTCACGGGGCTTGTTTCTGGCGACGAGGTCTAGTTTTGCATTGAGGGAGGCTACCTCATTTGAATAGGTCTGCTCAGCAGAGGCACTCTTCTGGATAGGGGGGAGTTTCAAAGACTCGAGGCGGGCCTGGTTTGCCATACCCTTCAATGCATTGGAATGCACGGCGTAGATGGTTTCCATCTTTGTGGCAGGGGGGCCTGACACAAGACTAAACGCATCCTCGGCCTCTGCCAATTCGGTGGTGCGGGTCTTTTTCTTGACCACCTCCCCCGCCTTGTTGACAAAGGTCTTACCTGTCTCTTGATACTCACGGCGTCCAGTCTCACGATTGATTGGCCCACCTTGTGAAGCAAGCCTATCTTTCCTCTCATCCACCCTTACATCTCTCTTGGCCCTTGAGATGAGGGTGGATGCGCCTGCTCTTGCGCTGCCCTGGTACTTCTCCTTCAATTGAGAGATGCCATTGTCGATTTGAGACTGCTTGTAGTTGAGGCTGTGCTTCTCTGAGTCGATGATCACCATGGAATGGCGAACAGCCCTAGCAATCTCTGCATCCGATGCGCCCATGATGGTCATGTCGGTGATCAAGTTCGACACATCACCCATCTCACGCTGCATACGAGATCTGTTGGGGCCCTTTGACCCATAGACAACCGACCTACTAGCAGCATCCCACGTTCCACCATCGACGGTCTTCATCCCATCGTAGGCTGGATAAGCCAACTTGGTATCGAAGTCCTTCAACTGCTGAAGGGGCTTTGAGATTCTGACTTGACCATGCTGGTTTGGAATCACCAAGACAGTGTCGCCATCAAAGTCAGCACCGGAAAGGTGCTGCGCAACTCTAGCGTTGAAACCAACAGCATCTCGAGGTGCAGTACCGACGATGCGGCGTGCCTCGGCATGCTTGTTGTTAACTGTCAGCTCGGGGATCTCGAATGTTCCGCCATGGGGGTAACGAATTACCGCAACCCTCTCCCCATTGTCGAAGTGGGGGGCATAAATTTCGTGATCACCCAGGGATTCGATTGGAAGAATCACCTGCCAACGCTGTCTTGGTAGAGCAGCAGCCTTGAGATGTACCGACGCAGAGTCAGCCTCATCGGCAAACTCTTCCAACAGCTTCTTCTTGACTGTTGGGTTGGTGCTGGCCATGATTTGCTCATAGTCAGACTTACGGCGCTCAAGAGTTACTGCCAATTGGTTCCTTGCCAACTCAGGATCTTGCTTCGACAGCACCTGAGAAGCGATCGACTTCGACCAACGAGTCCAGTCACCCTCCTCGTTGACGATGTTCATCACCGAAGTGACGTGATCGTTTCCATCATCGTCTTTCGAAGTGACCTGACGCTTGATGATGGTGCCGAATGGGTTGTCTTTGTCGACTTTCCCAGTTTGAGGATCCCTCATGTCCTTGAAAGCGTCGCTCTTCGTTCCGGTATCACGCTTGTTTGTGTTGAAGAGGAGATCCACACCTTCAGGAAGGTCGTCTTTGTAGACAGCCATACCCTTCAGATAGTGATGATCGTCGACTTGAATACGAACCTGCGCATACCGAGCACCACCAAGTTCGATGTCTTTCACGCCTGGACGGACGTAAATAACACCATCGGCCTCAGTACCACCCTCATCAGCATACCGAACTGCAACACGACTCGAAGATATGGAGACGGGGGGCTTAATTCCCAGGCTGGTCCTCCCATAGTCATCCGAGTGTGTCTGCATGTTCGATCCATACTGTCCTAGCTGATTGGACAAAACGGCTTCACGAGCTTCGTGCCATGTGGTATCTGGAGTTCCAAGGATCTTGAAGTTGGTTTCCTTACCAGTTCCAGGTTGAGGCACCTTGAGATAGTGAACCTTGTAGCCTTGGTCCACCAACATCGCAGTGCCAATATCCTTGCGCTCTTTGCTGACACCCATGTAGTTCTCAACGCCTTGGCCAACGTCGAGAAATCGCTTCGCATCCACTTCATCTTGAAGCATTTTGGACGTTCCACGAAGAGCTTCGACTTTGTCGGCTGCCCCCGGAGCGATCAGCGCACGATATGACGATTCGTTGATGCCCATCTTGTTGGCGGCTTCGCTGTTGCCATAGCCACGCTCTTGGAGCTGGATGGCATAGGCAATATCGCCGGCCTTCTTCTCGTTCTTCGCAATGGCCTTCGCCTCACGAAGCTGCTTGGTCGACCCTTCACCCTTGTGATTGACCAAACCGAGCTGACGAGCGAGTTCCTTGTCGTCGTGCACACCAAGCTTCGCCATCTCTGCTTTGAAGCTCTCGTACATGTCAAGGAACGTCTTGCTGCGCTGATACACAGTCGCAGTGTTGTTGCCGGATCCCCAAGGATACCTACCGGACCGACGAAGGATTCCGTAGTGGGCAATGTAGTCAGACTCGTCTAATATCACCATTCCCCCCTCAGTTTGAACTCCTCGATTGCCTGATCGAAAGCCACAATCTTCTCCATGATTCGTGCGATTGTTTCAGGATATGGCTCGAACACTCGGATGTTGTCGTTCTGGTAGATGCGTAGCTCAACCCCGATGTCATGTGGTGACAGGATGTACTCGAGGCAGAATAACGCTGCGTAGACCTCCAGCTGGTGTTGGGAGCCGTCCAAGACTCCAGTTTTCAGGTCGTGAACTCTCAGAAGATCATTACGGAAGCAGATTGTATCTGCATGACCATAACAATTCGGAGAGTAGTAAAGCGGTTGCTCCACAGACATGTGATAGCCAATAGCATCATTGACATACATGTTGAGAGTGCGCTCTTCGTCTGGGAGTCGAATTCCAAGACGGATAGCTTCATGAGCAAAGGCGTGGAGCTCAGTTCCACGGACAGCAGCGCGATGCGCAACATAGCGTGCCTCCAACTTCTGCTCATTGTAGTTGATCCAGTGATAGTTGCTGGGACTCAGGAAGGCGTGTTTACCCACCAAATCGGAATGCGTGTTGAAGTTCACTTAGAACATCCTCTTCGACCTCAGGCCAAATATAGGCGGCGAAGGACATACCGTGAAAGAGGTCGATGTAGTAATCCTGATTCGGTCTCGTTGGAGCATTGGCGCTGGTTTTCACTTCCAGCATTGCCCATCGATCACCGTACAAGATCAGTAGATCTGGTACCCCTTGCAGATATGCTGTGTCATTCTTCAGAACAACTGCACCCGGAAAGCGTCGCTCGATTCTCTGTATCAACTGGGCTTGGTAATCCCGTTCACGCACGGCTACTCCTCGCTCTTGCCACTCCCTTTACTCGCTCTACCTGCGATTAAGCCGAGAAGAGCGGCCACCATACTTGTCATGGTGGACCAAAGAGCGTCTGAGCTAGCCGAGATGTCGCTGTCGGGATTGATGAACTTGGTGATAACCAACGAACCCGCCGAAATGATGATCACGAACGCAACCACCACTGTGAAGATGATGATCATTGAGTCAGTGATCGGTCTGTCGAAGAGAAACTCCCGCCAAGTTTTCTTCTCAGTCTTCTCTTCCGGCGTTTCCTCGGTCATCGCTCTCACCTCCAGAAAATCAAAGGAATTGTGCTTATCACAGTTCCCCTTCATTATACCCATTGTCAGAGTTGCGACACAGTACGAGTTCAGATGATCGAGTAAATATGTCCTGTGGGGAAGACAGGCCGCCCTGTGAGGGACGAATTGTAGACCAATTCCCACAAAACTCCATCCGCTATGCCAGCCAACATGGTGGTAGCGTAACGGATTCTGGTAGTCCTATTCTCCACCGGATGGTAGTAGTCTGGAGGTATCGGATGACTGAACTGATTCCTGTACTTCCAGGCGTACCACCGTGGCCGCCAGACGAGATTCTCGTAGTGGTTGTTGGTCTGATGCCCATCCACGTGAATTGGGACGTCTGAGGGGCTTCTAGGGCCCTCTGAGAAGGCTTCAGCTACCAACAGAGCCACCGAACGAGTCGATGGACCCAGATTCTCTCTCTGGAGCGTCACTTTCGTGACTCCCGATTGGTTGACAGACAGACTGAGTCTGATGTTTGACCATCTCGAATATACCTCCCCGTGGTCTGAGATGTCGTATCCAGGGAAATCCTGGATCGGAGCCCATCTTTCACTCATGTTTACCTCCTGGCCAAATCTGAGTGGACAAATACGGCAAAATCCACATTGTATTACTTTTTTGCGTAACATAGTACGAGATTATATGGCCACACTCGTACTAACCTCGTTGAAAATAACTTAACAATAGTAGGAAGTGACCCCGTATTTGTCCCAAGAAGTAACCGAAAATCACCATTTCGAGACCTCATCTCGTACTATCCTCTCGTTAAACGACTTCTTTTCTCGCAAAGCAGCCAGAATTGACCGGTCAATTGGGCTATCGCTCTGGAGCACGTAGTAGTACAACTGTGGCCATTTTGTGCCGATTCTGTCGATTCTTCCAAGGCTCTGCATGAAATTCTTGTACGAATACGTCAACGAGTAGTGAATCATGGCGTCCGTAGCCGTCGTTTCCCACGCCTCAGCTCCCGCAATATACTGCACCAAGTACACCCAAGAGTCGCCAGATGGTATAGGATCCTTACGATGACCGTTCCATTCGGCCACTTCTGTGACGTCTGTTAGCCCTCTCAGAACCTCCAATTCGTAGTTGAAGTTGTAGAAAATGATCAGTTTCGGGTGTGTTTTCAGTAGCGTCCGCACCATTTCGATACGGCTGGGATCGCTGTTGACGATGCGCCGCATGACCCGGAATAACTCAGCCACATCCCGGATTGGCGCGTCTTCATAGACGTTCCAACGGCTGCGTACGGCCTTCGCCCAGAGCTCTTTGTCGTACCCACAATCGAGGTAGTTGATGATCCGTTCTGTGTCTCTGATGAACGGCATCTCAACCAACACCTCATTGCGCAACCGCTCGAGTTTGTCGGTTCCCAGATACCCCTTGATCAACGGGAACTTCACTCGTGGTGCGTAGATCACGTGCTGCATACGGAAGTCCGTTATGTTGCGGTACCATCCGTTGGCAATGAAGATGGGGGCGTAGTCAATCCAGGTATCTCCGGGGGTAGCGCTAAGGAGAATCCAATGATTGCGCTTCGCAATCTTGAGGAAAAACCGGACCCAGGCTCCGTTACCAACCACACGTTGCTCGTCGAAGATGAAGAACGCACCGTCAACGTCCACGTATCGTCCAATGTTGTTCCATGAATCGACAGTAAGAGTGCCAGCAAGCGTGCAAGTTGGTTCGGTCCCAATTCCAAAGTGACTAGCTTCTCTGAGCCAATCCAAACTGTCACGCTTCTTTGCAGTGGTAATGACGTAGATGTCACGTGGTGATTCCTTCTCCATGTAGTAACCCAAGGCAGCAAGGGACTTCCCGCTACCGACTCCTCCGTACAGAACGCGCCCGTTTGCCAGCTGGGCGATAGCTTCTAGTTGGTGCTCCATCAATTCCATTGCTCACCTCCTCGTACTATGTGGCAAAAAACCAAAACCCTTGTGGGCTCTGGTCTTTTCGGTTTGTTGTCAGTCCTTCTCGATCTTCTCGAGGATGACGCCAGTTGCCGTGATCGCCAAGCCTGTGACCAGTCCGATGCAAGCGCCTAGTGTGGCGCCA